TTCTTCAATATATTGTTTAAGAAGAGCAATATAAATTTCTCTTTCCCAAGGAAGCATATTTTCTATCTCTGTCAATGAGTATTTATGATGCTGGACAAGAGAAAAATTAGTTTTATAGTATGACTCAAGATTTTCATGAGCCATCGCTAGGCGAAAAAACTTGATAACCCTTCTAAAACTACTTCACTTTCAACTCCAGTGTTTGGATTTTTAATTTTAAGTGTATGGGAAAGTTTTGGCATCGTTGCAAAAAACTTTTCAATTTCTTTGAATTGTTTTGAACTTAAGGTTTCAATAAACTCAGAAAGTTCACTTTTTGTACAATCAGATGCTGCCCAAGATTCTTCTTCACTATAAACTTGTTCAATACATGAAACAATCAAATCAAATGTATCATTAACACTCATGTCAAAATTATTTTCAAAATTTGTTTTAATAAATTCTTTCAAAGAAGGATATTTCATTCTTAAAGTTAAATTATCATCTAATTTAATATCTCTAGAATGATTTTCATTTATATTAATTTCAATATCATCAAGATTAATGCTTATAGGTACTTGAGTTTTTCCATCATCTGGGCATGTAATTAAAATATCAACATTTTCTCCTACTGACTTGCCACGAATATTCAAAAACAAATATTCAATATCAAATGTTGCAAGTTGTTCAACTTTAATTCCTTTCGTGAGAATACAATTACTAATAACAGATTTAACTGCATTAGCTATTTGCTTAGGATCCTCACTTTCCATAGCAATAATAAGAATTTTTTCTTCCTTTACCAAAAAAGGTCTATATTTAATTTCTTTTTTTAAGGAAGGTATTTTTAAGGTGTATTGCGGAGTTGCAACTATAGGAAGTCCCATTTCAAAATTCACTTATTAATGTCTTTAATATTTATTACAACTTTTTTAATTCAAACTCAAATTATTCTTTGACGAATATCTGAAGAATTACTTCCATAAAGAGATTGGTATAACGATTGATTTTGAGGAAAAAGTTCAACTCCATTTGATGGTATTGAACCTGGAGATCTTGGAACTAATCTTGGAATTGGTTGATTTTGTTGATTTGGTTGTGATGGTTGTGATGATAATTTATTGTTATCAATAGTTTTAAAAATATCAAAACTATAAGATTTTCCAATTACATAACGATCAATTTTAAATGTCACCGACATTTTCATCACATCAGATTGAGAGTATGAAACGGGTATTGATCCAATAGAATAAGGATATAATCCAATAAAAGTATACTCTAATTCTTTCTTATAGTCACGATCAAATTTAATAATTTTAGTTTGATTTGATTTATAATACTTAGGATATTGCATTCTCATAAAATATCCTTCATCAACATTGATATTAATTGGAGCATTATTACCATTTATTGGATTTGATGCTCCACTTGCAATAAATTCCATCCAATGTTCTAAAAACTTTAATGAATTATAATTTTTATCTACATAAAATTCAAGACTAATATCTTGATATACCCTACGATGGGCAAAAGTTTCAGTCATTCCAATATAATTTCCAGCAACATCTACTGTAGAGAGTTGTGTTGTTGGTAAAATAGCATTATTACATAAAAGACCAGCATCTTCTGCAATAAATCTTGAAGTTATTCCTCTCTTAAGCAAATAAGATGATAACTGTGGAGGAAGACCACCAAATTTTACTTCATAATGAGAAGTTTGTGCAAGATTAGTAAATAGTGGTTTTATGTCTGATATTTTGCGAGGTCTTATTGCCACTCTAAATACCTTATATGATTTTTATATTTTAAGTATTTAGATGTCTTATTAAACATTTAATGTGGGCAGCAATACTGTCTGGGGAGATAATATTGCGTAAGACCCACATTATAAATAATATTATCCCCAGACATAAGAAAATGAACTATCTAAAGATTTATTGTAGTCTCATCAGGAAAGCAGAGAACAGAACTTTACCTAAAGAATATACGGAAAAACACCACATATTTCCTATAAGCATTTACGGAAAAAACAATAAAGTTGTTGTGCTTACTGGAAGAGAACATTATATTGCACATATATTATTAGCAAAAATTTGTATTAAAAGATATGGTTTATATCATAAAAATACTCAAAAAATGTTATGCGCTATCATTAATATGAAAGGCAAAAGTAAAAGATATTATAATTCATACTTATATGAAAATGCCAAGATAAAAAGAAATGAAAGTATAAGAGGTGAGAATAATTGGAATTATGGAAAACCCAGAACACAAGAAGTTAAAGACAAAATAAGTTTAGGAAATAAAGGAAGGTTATCTTCAGACCCAAAAGGAGAAAAATTAAAAAAATATAGAAAATTATATGGAAATTTTTGGACTGGTAAAAAGCATACTGAAGAATATAAAAAACTAAAGTCTATTGATAGATTAAATTATTACCAAACAGAGAATGGAAAAAAACAAAAAGACCAAATAGCAAAAACCTTAAAGCAAAAAGGTATAAAACCACCAAAACATGCATTAGGATTATCAAAAGGAACTAAATGGTGGAATAATGGAAAAGTTAATAGAAGATCTACGGAAAAACCTGGAGAAGATTTTATTCTTGGACGAATAAAAGGACAATGGAAATGGGATAAAAAATAAATGAAAAAATTTTTACAAGGAAAATATTCTCCCAAATTTCCAGAAAAATATAAAGGAAATCCTTGCGAAATATACTATAGATCAAGTTGGGAAAGAAAATTCTGTGTGTATTGTGATACAAATGAAAATATAATTGAATGGCAATCTGAGGAGAAAGCAATTCCCTACCGATCTCCATTGGATGGGAAAATTCATCGATATTTTCCGGACTTTCTTATTAAAGTCAAAGAGTCTAATGGAAATATCAAAAAATATATGATTGAAATTAAACCATCAAAACAAACAGTTCCTCCGATCAAACCTCAAAGACAAACTAAAAGATATATCAGTGAAGTCTACGAGTATGCGAAAAATCAATCAAAATGGGAAGCAGCAAAAGAATGGTGTGCTGATCGCGGTTATGAGTTTAAAGTCATCACAGAAAACGAACTCGGTATCAAGTAATGGCACTCACAGGATACGAAAAGTCATTAAAAGATTATACAAAAGAACAATTAATTGAGATTGCAGAATCTTATACAGTTTATTATACAACAGCAACTGGTCAAGGTAGAATTAGTGGTTATCGAAGATTAACAAAAGATCAATTAATTAATATCATCAAAAATGACTCTAATTACATTGAAGCGAATCCAAAAGCACCAAGACGAATTGATGGAAAAATACGAACAAATCGATTTAAAGATTATAAAGAAACTCTATTCAGTACAAAAAATCCAGATAAATTAATGAATGAAATTTTATCACGATTAAGTGGAACCGAAAGAAACTATCCCACACCAGGAAGATACTACACTTACATTTACTATGCAAAAACTCCAGGAATTCTTTATGATCGTCATCCTTTAATTAAAGCTGGAGATATATTACCAAAAGGATTTAGAGGATTTAACTATCATCTTGGAAAGATTAGACAATACAATACTGAAGATGGAGATAGATTAGTTAGTGGACTATTTGAGTTAAGTAGACAAGAGTTTGAAACATTAAGATCAGTTCCTTATGGTAAATTAATACAAAACTAACGATAAATAATTAAAAAAATAAATGGCAACACCACCATTAAAATCACCTATTTTAAGATATCCAATAAAAAATATTGGAAATCAGGATGATTATTTTAAAATACAAGTTGTTGAATATAAACCACCTGGTCTTGGAACAACAGGCGGATTTGCCTTACAAACTACAGAAAACGCACTGAGAGATAATATTAAAAAATCTATCGCTACAATTATACTTCCAATGCCTGCAAATATTCAAGATAATAATGCGGCAGATTGGGTCAGTGGGTCAATGAATCCTATTGCAGCAAATTTAGCTTCTGCTGGTGCATCAGCAGTTTTAAGTTCAAATCCTGTCTCTTCTTTGTTAAGTTCTGGTACAAAATTTTTTGAAAATCTGGGTAAAGCATTGTCAACTGGAGAAGGACAACAAAATGCTGCTGCCGGAGCGGCTGCTATGGGATTAAATGCAGTACTGGGTCAAGCAGATCTTAATCAAGTTATCTCAAGAGCAAGTGGTAATGTATTCAACCAAAATGTTGAGTTACTCTTTAATGGAGTTACGATGAGACCAGCGTTTAGTTTTAGTTTTGATATGGTTCCAAGATCAGAAGAAGAATCAGATCGAATTAAAGACATTATTAGAACTTTAAAAACTAATATGACTCCACGAAAAGGAACTCCAGAAACAAATGGAGGAGGTCTTTTTGTTAAAGCACCAAATGTGTTTAAATTAGAATACATGAGTGGTGGTATTCATCATCCATTTTTACATCGGTTTAAACCTTGCGCTCTAACGCAAATGAGTGTTAATTATAATGGATCTGGTCAATATGCAACATATTCAAATGCAACACCAGTTCATATGCAATTAACTCTACAATTTCAAGAGTTATCACCACTTTATTCTGAAGATTATGATACAGAAGAAGGAAGATATGGAGTTGGATACTAATGACATACTTCAGAGAACTACCAAATTTAGAATATCAATCTTTCTTATCTGATAAAAAATCTTCCAATGATTACTTATTAGTAAAAAATATATTTCGTAGAGTTAAACTTCGTGATGATTTACAAAATGTATTTACTATTTTTAACAAATATCAAATTCCTGATGGTGCTCGTCCAGAACTTGTCGCAGAAGAACTTTATGGAAGTTCTCAATATGATTGGGTTGTTTTAATAACTGCAGGAATTACAAGAGTTAGAGATCAGTGGCCTCTTTCAGACTATCAAATTTATAAGTATGCAGAAGAACTTTACGGTGAAGATTTAAATGCAGTACATCATTATGAAACTACAGAAGTTAAAGACTCACAAGATAGATTAATTTTACCCTCTGGTAAAGTTGTTGATTCTGATTTTACAATTCCAGATCCTTCAAATGTATTATTTACTTTAAATCCAGTAGTTGGAATTACTAATTATGAACATGAAGTTCGTAAAAATAATGAGAAAAGAACCATTTATGTTCTTAAACCAATCTATTTACAACAAGTATTGACTGACATAAGAAAAGAAATGTTTTATGATCAATCTTCTCAATTCGTAAATGATCGTTTAATTAGAACTGAAAATACAAACTCAATCTGACCATAAGAGTTTCAAATTTTTATCAAACATCATCACATATCGGTGCTTGCGGGAGCGTTCTTTCCATTCTCCCTCAGCACCTTTTACTTTGCCGCGTGAATGCTTGGTGCCGTCTGCATAATAAAAATCTTTCTTTGCATCTGTAAGACCACAGTACTTAAAGTTACAAGCCCTATAAATTGTACCACCATGAAAATCACTATCGGCGTAAGAGATGATTGCTTTGACTTCAGTATCTTTTCGCAGTTGTCTAATCGCTTTTGAAACGAACCAAGAAGTGATA